TTGAGTAAATGAATCTACTATTTGTATACGATTTTTAGGTTTACCATATTTATGATATTCATGATCAGTTATATTTATATATTCACCTGGTAATATTATTTTTTTAATACTCATGTAAATATTCCTCCCTCATTGTATTTTATTTATATGTTTTCCTAATCTAAATTAACCTTATTACCATTTATATATAATGCTTCAGTTATATCTAAATTATCCGATTTTTTAAGAGTACTTCTTATTTTTATATTGTCTTTTACTTCTACATAAGACTTTTTAGATAGATAAACTTGTAATGCGATCTTATCTATCATTTCATATAAATTTGTTTCTCTGAAATGTCTTGGTTTCTTATCATATCCATATATATATAGATTTTCTTTAAAGTTTAATTTTTCTTTCTTTGTAAGATGAGTGTCTATTATAATATTATCTATTATATCTAACATATCTCTTTTATGTAATTCGTAATTTATTCTTACTTTATCTATGATACCAACAGCATTGTCCAGTTTATCATCAAATTTATATATAGTATCTATATTTAGAATAGTTGTCTTATACGATTTAAAGAAATTTATTACTTCATATAAATAATGTTTAATAGATTCAGATGATACAGCAGGTATTCTATCCCATATATATTTGTAAGTGCTTGTCCCTAAAAGTTCTTCTAAAATATACACTACATCACTAATCATATTACTAATCTTAGAAGTTCTTTCATCATCATCTTCTATAGATGTAATATCTTCTATAGATTTATATAATATAGTATTCTTATCCTTTAAATAATCTGTATATCCAGATGCAAGTGTCCCATCAGATTTTTTATAATAATCCATATTATCTTGAGTTACTAATAAAGCATCATATAGATATTTATAAATATCATATATATCTTTATTATCAGCAGTTCTCATTTCATAACAAATATGATTATATACTTTAGTATTTTCATTAAATATATACATCAATTGTTTAGTGGTAAGAACAGATGATGTGGGAATTTGAAAATTATCTACTCCTAAATCAGCTAATGTATATCCTTTGTTAGCCATATAATTAGATAATGTGGTCAAATTAGCTTCAAAATTAAATCCTGCAATGGTTAAAACTTCAGAAGGTTTATATAATATATTATCTGATAATCCTATATAATTATATCCAAGTGCAAATAAGTATATTAATAATTCTGATATTTTCAATGAAGCTACTGTACTTATTGTTGGGACTTTTACAACTAATTGATTTTCTAATAATACGTCATCAAAAAACATATTATAAAAATAAGTACTTTGAAATGATAATTCACTCATAGAATAAGCCGTATCTATAGATAAATATTGAGTTCTTAGAATATTAAATTCATATTCTATTATTTTCTTTTCTACATAATTATGATCTATAGTCCCATCCCAATATTCATCCTGATCTGTTATATCTTCATAATCTAAATAATCATTAGTATTATGTATATAATTATCTGGAATATCATCTATGGGTACTTTTAAGAATTTTAATTCGTAATTATCATTATCATCTTCATTAAATACAAAATTACCATCATTATCTTTTAATCTTTTCTTCAATATATAATATTTAAATACTTCTACATTATCAAAGCCAAATAAAGAACTTATATCAACAATACTTTGATAAGAAGCTTTATATTTAATTAGTCTATTAAGGTTTCTAACCATAGCTTTTTGATATTTTTTAGGTATATCAGGGAAGTACTTTATACCATTTGATTTAAATATTAATTCTATAGTACCTAAATCAAAGATATCACCTTTAATAAAGAAATCTGATAATTTGCAAAAAATATCACTTAAAGTAGATATTATAATAAATATAGAGATAAATGCATTGTAATTATCTGATTGGTATTTAAAAGCTTCTGAATATACTCTCCTCATAATATACTTTCTATTATCTTCATATTGTGATTCAAATCTCTTTGATATTTCTGACGGCACATCTGATGGTAAAAATAATAATTGGAAATCTATTGCTTTTCTTGCTTTATATATAGATATTTTATTAGATCCTATATGTTTAAGATACAAAGCTGTAGAATTTGTTTGTAATAAAGTGTCTACGATACCTAAAGCTAATAATACATCTTGAGTATCTGTATTCATTTCATGTATAGGTATTGATACATCTATATCATATATTGAGGTGTCTACCATATTACTGGTTATATATATACCAATGTTACCATAATCTGGAAGACCATATAAAGATCTATAATAATTATTTAACTCATCATATGAATCTATATAATTAACCATTCTAACTTTTAATATTTCTTTTTGTTTTATAGATGGGATTGTAGTTGGGTCTAATAAATATCCAGATATAGTAGATAAATCTAGTCCATAAGATACTAATTCAGATTTAGTATATGTAAAATTAGATATAGTTGCTTTATCTTCCATACATTTTATATATAAATCAGAAGATTTAATAGAATCAAGAGTTTCGTATTTTCCTGATAAATCCATATCTTTTACTTCTAAATCTCTACATATTATTTTAGAATAATATACTAATTCATCAACTAAAGGAATTGTATTAGAATTTGTTATTCTTTTAATACTCATATTTTATTTCCCTCCTTTTATATTATTATAATGTGAATAGAAAAAATAAAGAAGGATTAAATTCTCCTTCTTTTTAAGAGCACCAAATAAAATAAAAATATCGCAATTTAAAGAATATTCTTTTTAGAAATGGTGTTCTTTTTAATATAGGTATTAATTTATCTTTATGAAGGATAGTAAAATAATTTATATTTCTAATATATAATTTTAATTCATCTAAATCTTTAACTTCTCTTGATGAGTATATGTATTCAATATTATCTTTAAAATATGAAAGTGTGTCAGGTTCATATTTTAATTTTTTAACTGGAGTGATTTCTATTATTTTTAAACAATCCTTACAAACTATATTATCTGTATCTGATACTTTATGTTCTAAAGTATAAAATTCTAAACATCCACAATTAGGACATTTTATGTAATTATTTTCTTCTTCTTCTCTCTTTCTTTTGTCATCCTCATCTTTTTTCTTCTTTAAATTTTCTTCCTCTTCTTTCTTCTTCTTCTCTCTTTCACGTTCTTTATTTATTCTTTCTAGATCATCCCATGTTACTCTAGATCTATTTCTAACATCTTCTTCATACTTTATTTGATCTTTATAAAAATCTGATTCAGACATATACACATATTGTTTTCGTAATGGTTTTTGTGGTTCTTGTTGAGTTTGAATTTTTACATATCCAATATCAGGAATATACTCATAATCACCTTCATAATTAGACAGTATCTTTCCTATTTGTTTTTTAGCTTCTTGCTCTTCTGCTAATGTATTACCATTAACAACTGTTCTATTTTTAAATATTTCTAATCTTTTTTGATCATTTTTTGATATCATTTTATCACCTCATAATAATTATTTAATTCTTATAAAATATAGGAAGGAAATTAATCCTTCCTATGGGAGATATATTACAATTATGAAAATTTATGGACACTAATATGTTTATTGATTGTTATTTTTAAATTGTTTATAAATTTGATTAGCGTATGTGGACGCTGCTGTAGTTAATACTCCTTGTATAAATGAATCAACAGAAATATTTTTTAATATCATCATAGATAAAGTAACCCCTATTGGTAATAATATTATTGGTATCCATTTATTATCTATTTTTTGTATTCCTTTTATTATATTTCCTATAAAATATAATACAGGAATTAATACAATAGTTTCATTGTTTATGTAAGTTGTTAAATCTAACATATTATTCATCTCCTCTCATAATTAATATAGAGTTAAAACATGATAATAAAAGGAGATGATTATATTGAAGAGTTTTAATGGTTTTCCAGAAGTTGATTTCTTTTTAGATATGCAGGGTAATCCAACTATATCAAGTCCTAATAGTTGTTATCAAATTTCTTTTTATCAGACAGAAGAAACTTTAATGGATACTGAATTTTATAAAAAATTCTTGAAAAATTCTATACAAAGATTTAGACATTCTATTACATATAAACACTATAAAGGTTTTCTTATGGAAATGGGTTTAAATAGATGTCAATTTATGTCCAATATAACAGAAGATTTAGGAGTTACATTAGAGATGCATCACTCTATATTAACTATATATGATGTAGCTTATATTATTTGTGAGCATACTCTTAAAACTACAGGAAGAATAAACTCATTCCAATTATCAGAGGTATTAAGACAAGAACACATATTACATAATGTACCATTATGTTTTCTTTCTTTAACTCCTCATCAATTATATCATAATGATGATAATTTTTATATATCTCCTAAAATGATATTTGGAAATTGGTATGAATTGATAAATAAATATCATTTAGGAATAAGTCAAGATATTGCTTTTAAGATTATATTCTATTTAAAAAGATGTATGGATGAAGATGGTCTATCTGATGATTCTAGATTATTAGATTTAAGAAATAAGATAATGAATTGGTCTAATACTGGTGCTGTAGTTAATTTTTAGTAAAAAATAAAGGGGGAATAAAATCCCTCTTTGTTTTATAATATATATTCACAGCCACATATTCTACAACGATAAACATTATTATTATAAAGACTATCAACTTTCTCTAATGTATCTGTTTTTATTCCATCTTTATTTATAATTGTATGAGTACATAGACTTGATTGCTTTGTTTGTTTAAATTCTAATTTAAATTTATTAATTATTCTTGTAAGAGTCTTTCTTCTTCTCATAGATTTACTTCTAATTTTTCTACCATTAATTTTCATTTTTATATCTCCTTTAATTTTTATTATTTTTAATTGTATACATCAAATATTCCATAATGTCCTTTATTATAAATTATATTCATTACAGCAGCTGTAGCTTTTTTCTTTTCTTCTAATCTCAGATTTATTTTTGCTAAAAATCTATTATATGCATTTATTGTATATGTATTAATTTTAATTTGTTCTGTATCAGTATCATATGTATCATTTACCATGTTTAATATTAAAACATTTGATCTTACATTCTTTATTTCTTCTTTGAATAGTTTGTATTCACTATCATCTTTTGAAATTGTTTCAAGTATTTCACTAAATTTTGAATATATATTTTTTATCATATCTTTATCGATTACTTCAAAAATATCTTGTAATAATAAATTATCTGTTACCAATTCATAATTTTTCATGTTTATTTCTTCTATAGTTCTGATGAGTTCTTTTATCATTTTAAACACTCCTTATATATTATTCACTATTATAATATATAATTATAGATTCTAAGTTTTACAATTTATACAGTAAAACATATTATTAATATTAGAGATATTTAATATAAATTTAATTAAGAAGGTGAAATTATCATGGAATGGAAACAAACAAAAAGTGGATTGTTTACTTATGATGAATCTAATAATGTAATAAAAGGTTGGAAACAAGATGGAGACAAATGGTATCATTTAAATGATAAAAATGGTGCTTTAGATTTAGGTTGGTTCCAAACTGCTACAGATAATAATAAATGGTTTTATGGTTATCCAGATGATATTAAGAATGATTTAGATGAAGTTATTCATACTAAAGGCGAAATGGCTATTGGGTGGATTCAAGATGGAGAATTCTTTTACTATGTTTATACAAAAGCTGTTATAAATGATCAACAAGTAACTATTCATGTTAAAGGTGAAATGGCTACTGGATGGATTCAAGATAATGATTGGTATTATCTTTACCCAGAAGCAACCGCTAATTATGGAGTGAGTTATCCTAAAGGTGCTATGGCAATTGATTGGATCAAACTAGGAGATAAATCAAAATACTATTATTTATTAAAAGAAAAAACTGAATATAATGGTAATACACATTATAAAGGTGCTTGTGTATGTAATACTACAATAACAATAAATGGAACTGATAGAACATTTGATGTAAATGGTGTATGGCAGAATTCATCATCAAATACTTCAGGAGATTCTTTAATATCAGATTCATTAGTTGAATATATAGGTGGATGGGAAGTAGGAGATTGGTGTGATGAAAGTGCTCATGCTTATGAAGATCCTTATTATCCAGGAGTAAAAGCTTATTGGACAATAGGATATGGTACTTGTTATTGTGCTATACCAGAAGCATTTCCTAATGGATTAAACTCAACATGTACTCAAGAACAAGCTCTTGGTTGGTTAAAAGAAGAAATTAACCTTGTTGCAAATACTATCAAGGCTTCACTAGGAGATTCATATTCATCATTATCACAACAAGCATTTGATTGTTTATGTGATATAGGATATAATGCTGGTATTGGAAGTCTTATAGGTGGAGGTACATGGAATGCTATTATATCTGGAAATTCAAATGCTATAACAAATAAGCTAATGAGTTGGAATAAAGCGAATGGTGTTGTATCATCTGGATTAACTAAGAGATGTGAATCAAGAGTTAATATGTGTTTAAATGGTGTTTATGATTGGTCACATTAAAATGTATATAAGAGTGGAAATTCCACTCTTATATTTTAACAAAACAACTTTTAAATATAGAATAAAAGGAGAGTGTTATTATGATTTATTTAGAAATTTTAAGTACTATAACAATTATAATTGGTCTAGGATTATTAATTAGGAGATTACATATAAAAAATAAATGTGATTTGATATTGACTAATGCTAATGTAATTGCATTAGATAGACAATATGTTAATAATGAAAATGTAGATGTATTGATAGATACATTTATATCCAAATCGTTTGATGATATACTTGCATTAAATATAGAATATGCTAAATTACAAAATGCTTCTAGAGAACATCAAAATGAATTACAAAAAATATTAGGCAATAGAGTTGCTCAAAGAATTTCACCATCATTGGTTAATAAGGTGAGTATCATATATAATAAAAAATATATGGATAAGATATTAGGAGAAAAATGTTATATATATGTATTAACTTGGGCTATGGAATTAAATTCTCAAAAATATAAAAAAATAGAAGAAGAATATTCTATGTTTAATGAAAATATTGAAGAAAATGACTAAAATATATAGATAGGAATAATCCTATCTATATTTAAATTTTATGCTACATATATAACTCCATAATTCTCTTATTATATTTAGATTACATATTATATTTATATCCTTTAGATTTGTTCTTTTAATAGTATCTAGATAATAATTTCTATTCTTCATTGCTATCATATATTTAGACATTTCATCAAAATTACGATAATATTCAACATCTAAGTCTAGATTCAAGTAGATTTGGTTAAATGACGAAATCAATTTAATTGTATCTTCTATACTTTCTAATTCGGATGTCTGAAACACAGTTAATAAGAAATCTATAAAGAATTCTCTATGTAAATCAACCTTTTCTTTTGATATTCCTTTAATATCAATTTTCTCTATATCTTTTATTCTATCATATAAATAATAAGCTTCTATTTTATTATTATTTAATCTATAGAAAGATGTATATACATTCTTATTCACAAAATTAATATTATCAAATCTTGTAATGGTTGCTACTTTATTAATTAAAAATATAGCATCATTCTTAATAGAAAGAACTTCATTATCAGATATATCATTTGATTCAAAAAATAATTTCTTTGCTTCTGTAATTCCTTTTTTCTTTATTTCTGTTATTTCTTTATTCTTTCTTTCTAAATTACCTATTGTGATTTGTCTTTCCATTCTTGGGCATTTATATAGATAATCATATTGTTCCTTTGTAATTACTTTATATTTATATAGTATATTTATATTTGCTTTTTCTATATCATATTCTCTTATGAATTGTGATATTAGAAATGGTATTGGTGAATTATAAACTATTTGATTATATAATTTACTACTCATAATTTAACCTCCTTTACTTAAAAGTTAAAATATAGAATAGGAAGATTCCTATTCTATATTCTATCTATTTTAAACTAATAATGGGATGAGGGGAATCACTTATATGTTATACTTATTATATTTTATAAAATCATCATCAGTCTTTATAGATTTATCTACAATATCTTTTCCATTTATAGCAACAAATAAATTTATAAATCTTTTTCTATCATTATCAAAATTATATAATGAGTTTTGAGTCATTATTAAATCTTGACCATATTCATAGTCCTCAACATCATAGCAAATAGATGATATTATATTATATCTTTGTTGTAAAAACTTTTGAAGTGATTCAGTAATCATATCCCAATCTATACCTAATGATATAAGTATTATTATGTCTACACCTTGATATATAGGTTCAATTATTTTCATTAATTCCATGAATACTTGTTCATCTTGTAATAAGAATTGAGCATAAGTCATATCAAACATCTTTTCATCTAGTCCAACACAATTATATGGGGGAGCAATATTAATTCTATTGAACCCCATTTTAAAAGATGATAAGTTTAATATACTGGTGGGTCTGGATATTTCTATTTTACTTAATACATCTGCTGTCATAAATGTCAACATAACTTAAATCCTATGAACAATTGGTTTTAAGAACTTGTTCATATCCTTTACTTTTTCTTTATAATTATAAAAGTATAAAGAATAATCTTGTAATGTTGGATTCATAGTCTTTATATAAGGTTTCATATCTGATGTTAATTTAACTACTACATTATCTGAGAACCATTCATTCTTTGGAAAGTCTGTAAATAATTCTTCTATAGAGTATAAATCAAATATATATAATAATTCTATTACATTCTTTGTATAAGATAAATCAAAACTACATGGTCTATCATTTATTGAACCTGTCGTACCCACAATCAATCCAAATGATAACCCTAGAAACTTTAATAATTGATTTACGAAAGTTTCAGCGTGTTCTTGTGGAGTATACAGGATAATGTTATTTCCATTGCACATTGATCTTATAATAGACATTATTACTGATAATGGTGCTTTAGTCTGTAAGTATTCAAAATAATTTCTTTCAAATGTTTCTATTCCTTCTTCTTCACGAGATATAAATGATTTATAATCTGGAAGAAGGCAACTAACTACATTACCTTCATTTCCTCTAATAGACATTAATAATTTTCTATCTATATCTTGTCCTTCTTGTAAAAATAGAATAAAAGTATTTTGATTAACAGACATTTGTAATAATATATTAGGATTATACGTTAAATAAATATCTCCTTTAATCATTGCTTATTCTCCTTTTCTAATAATCTAATAACATAAAATCATATGTATCACAATTCTGAATTAAATTGATAAAATCATATAGAGTTTTAATTTCGATAGATGATAATTTTAATTCTTTGTTAGAAATATAAGTTAATATTGAACTTTTAATATCTTTATATTTAGCTTTATTAATAATTTCACTTTTAAAAATTTCTTTATTAATTTCATCTTCATACATATCAATTATTAATAATGAGTCAGGAATTTCATCTAATATTTTAGCTATATTATCATCAAACCATATAGAATTTAATCTACATAAAAATTCATCACAATACTTTCCATTTATCATTTTATTAGACTTACATGATATTATATTAGTACTCATTTCTTATTCTCCTTTTCTAATAAAAACTATCAGTATTTTCTTGTTTCTTTTTAGTTATTTTTTCAAAGTTTGAGGTTTCTTCTTCCTCTATGTACGATTCCTCTTCTTTATTTTCCTCGAAATCTTTCTCGGATATGTTAAAGTTCTTTAATGCATCATCTTCGTCTTCATCATCTAAACTATTAGCTGATATAATTTCTCCTAAATTATATGGTATATCAATATCATTCTTATTAATAGTATTATTCACTAATTCTTTTACTTCTAATTTTATGTCTTCTTTCTGTTCTTGATTAAATCCGACTATAGATTCTTTATTTTCTTTTATTTTTTCTATTCTTTTATTAACCAACATCATACCTTCATCTATATCATCCATTGAAGGTATAAAAGAACTTCTTTGTTTTTGTAATCGTTCTTCTTCTAATCCATTATTTATTCTATCCTCTTTTGAAGTATCTACTTTTCGTTCAAAATTAGGAATATTAATTTCAATATCTATCATTTTCTTTCTATTTCTTTTATCAATAACAAAATCTTCTTTTAATTGTTGATCTCTTGTACTTGGAACTCTATTATTATAATTTCTATCTATAAAATCTGATTCATTACCTCCTCTAACTGCAACTAAATTGTTTCCTCTATAAATATATACTTTCGACATATCTACATCTCCTTTTACAAAAATTAATTCATTATCAATACTTTTCTTTAAATCTTTAGCAAAATATCTCTTTTTACATTTAGTACAAATTATATTATCAAAAGTACTATCATAATCTATTATTCCATTACATTTATGATATGTTTCTTTATCTTCCATTTGACAATATAATTTATTACCATCTAATTTATACATATATGGAAAGTCTAATAATACTGGTCCAAACCCTTTTCGTACTCCATAATTTTGGAAAAATTCTAAACATCCTATATCGTCTAATACATATTGTCCTATAATCTTATTTACAATGAGGTCAAATACTTCTGCTGCTACTTGACCAAATTCTATAATGGTTCTAATTGGTTGTACATATTCAACAAATGCTACTGTTCCAGATGGATGTGTATCAAATATCTTTACACAAAAAGGTTTTAAATAGAATTGATTTTCATATTCTCTTAATGAATCTGATAATCCAACTGTATCAAATGCTATCTTTAAACAGAATGATAAGTCTTCCATATATCTATAGATAACTCTATTAGTTCCTGAAAATATTCTTTTAAAACCTTTAGGTGATACAATATCATCTATTAATTGTTTTTTCTTTTTAACGTTTCCTGCTAACTTATTTGATCTAGCAATTTTATGTAATTCATTTATCTCATATTCATTAAAGAAATATACTATGTTCGGTCCTATTAAAGAATCAAAATGAAAATCTAATGGGCTTTTTTCTTCTGAATATAATACGTCTAATACATTTACTTTAGCCATGCTTATACCCTTCAGAATTTCTCTGTTCTATTTGTGATAATATCTTGTCCATAAATTGTCTCCTAGCTTTAACATTTTCTGATTCTTTATAGGGAGGTAATTTACTTTCTACATCATCTATAGATACATTCATAGGATCATTATTATCATACATACCAGCCCAATAATTTTCTGAATCTTCTTTATACATTCCAACTAATTGTTTATAACTATCTTTATTATATAATCTAGATAAGTTTTCAACATTTCTTTGTTGTTCTTCTTTTTTAAGTATTTCATCTACTAAATTTACAGACTTATCCATAAACTCGTATAAATCACAATCCTTTGGAACTAATGTTTGTCTATATTCATATACTCTAGATTGTGCTTCAAATATAGCATTCATATTTGGATTATAATCTATACCATTATAATAGACATCTAATAATTGCATTTGGTTTTTTTCTTCTTGAGATAATTCAGCTTGTTGAAATGCAGGAGCATACATATCTTCAAATCTTTTTTCATTAAATGTAGAACCACCACATTTACTAGCAGACATACTTATAACTTTCATAGCATCATATTGTTGTCTCATTTGTTCTTTTACTTTTATTTCTTCTTGTCTTTTTCTTTCTTCTTCTAAATATGGATTATAATATCCATAATTATTTGTATAATATCCACCCATATTATTATTCATAAATTGAGGTTGATATTGTTGATTATAACCATCAGAACCAATTGGAATACTATTTTGACCGCCTATAGGATTGGGAGGAATATAGTTATTATTGTTAAAAAACTGCATGTCAGATTCTCCCTTCTAGTATATTCAGTTTTATAATATATAACTATATTTTATTATAGTATTCTTCTATCTTAGATGATAGTCTATAATACGTATTCATTAGATTTGAAAAGTTTTCTCCTGCTATAACCATATCTGGATGTATTTTAGGAAGATATAGAGTTAAGTATTCTATGATTAATTTCAATAAAGTATATGTATAAATATCAGCTACAGATGCAACTCTATCTACCATTATTTTAGAATCTTCTTTTTTGATTGTTTCTCCTTGCATAAATATATTGAATAATATTTCTGCTTTATTCATTCCTTCTAAAAAAATATTTTCATATATTACACTAAAATCTTTTATAATTATATCAGTATCTGCCTTTTTATGTTGAAATAGATTTTGAATAGATGCAGATTTAAATAATCTTTGATAATGGTTTTCTCTTATAAATGATAATTCATTATCTGCTACAATATTATCATATACCATTATACCTGCTTGTTCTGTATTTCTATTAAACCCATACACTAATACATCACACATTTGTCTAGTTGTTGTGAATAATAAATATTTAATTCTATTATCAAATAATTGTCTAATTTGAGATCTGTTCTCGTCATCATTATGAAATTTTTGATATAATAATTGTTTATTTACAACTTGATATATACTAGTAACTTCTTTTTCCCATGGGAAAGTGTCATCTCTTTTCATAAAAACTTTGAATTGTTTTCCTATATTTTGCTCTTCCATATTAATCATTTCCTTTCAAATTTTATATTAAAAATATTTACTTACTAAGTTTTTAATAGTGTTAATATCTACATTTGAATTGAATAATCTATCAATTTCTATCTTTAGAGATTCCGATAAATTATCTTTGTCAGATCTTTCTAATTGTTCTTCAAAATAAATATTATTTAATATTCTCTCTGTTACTTTATTAGCTATAGAATAATCTATATCATTCTTAAAATTTCTAAATAAGTATTCACTAATATCTTTTCTAAAGTTTACTCTTTTTAAATAGACATTAGTTCTATTAACTGTTTTACTTAACCTTTGTTTTGAAGGAATATAATCTTCATCTTCCATAGTTACTATCTCTTTTGGAGAAAATGGTTGTAATTGTGGATTGAATCCTTTATAATTAGGATTTAAAATATTTGGTGAACTATACATATTGAATCATCCTTTCTTTTTAAATTGATTTGTTATATTTCTAAATTGTGTCAGACCTTCTAAATTATTATAATGATCTCTATATACTACTGGTTTGGTTTTCATTCCTATAAGATTTTTTTCAACATTATCTAAATAGTTTTTAGTCATTACATCTACATAATTATTGTAATTAGATATAGTGTTGATAAGATCTGTAGAAGGATTTAGTTTATTGATTGTTTTAAATACTTTTATAGCATTATCCACAGATTCTTTTTTATTAGATTCTACATGACCTTTCTGATGATAGAAGTTTATGTATAATTGATTGGTTATAATGTCATCAATTATGTTTTTAAATGTTTCTTGATTCTCTACAACTTTATTAGAACTGTTTATAAGTATTCCCCTCTTAGCATTCTTTACCCATGAATCTAACCATGTATTTAATCCTGAAATACATATATTAGAATCAGCAAATAAATTTATTCTATTATATCTATATTTATATAGATTGGCTAAATATAATCCTAATCTGACTGCTTGTATTTCTCCTGAATTATTTGTAGAATCATAAGATAGATATGCTTGTTGATTGCATATATACGGGGCATTGTTAAAAGTTGTAACAGCAATAGCACCTGGGCAAGCTATAAAATAATTTCCTACAATCTTAACAGATGCATCTGTAAAAATATTTAGTGTATTAGGATTAAATATTTCTTTTACAATTAAATCTTGCATATAATTCATTCCCCCTTACTTCATTTATATAATATATAATTATAAATACTATTATTATATTTTTGTATATCTAATTACTTTACCTTTTTTAATCTGATTATTCATATCTTCTAAAGCATCCTCAATACTATTAAATTTACATGGGCATATATGACCTTTGGTTATATTGACAAATGAATATTTACCATCGAATTTGTTTGGTAGTATATATACGTATATATTATCATTTATTCTTTCAACAAAATACTTTTCCATTTTATCACCTCCCTATATCATTAAAAAATAAGATAGTCTTTACGACTATCTTTACAAAAGAGTGTGTATTAATATGATATATTTATCAATTAATAGTTATATCTATCATAAATTTCTACATAAAATACCCGTAGTACTTCTACTACGGATCTCTATTTATAAAGAAAAGTATTAATAATATGAAATAACAATTCACTTATATGTTACTCATGTTTAAAATATTACCAGAGTAATTACTCTGGTAATAAGTGAATAATATGGAAACAAAATATTTTATAAGAAGTTTTTATTATGAACAATTCAATTATATGTTATACTAATATTATTTTTTACATTCTTCATCACAAATACAAGATTTCCTACCACACTTAGGACATTTCTTTGCTGACTTATCTTTTTTACCAGTAGCTATCTTTATTCCTTGTGCTTTTATA